AGCATAAGTTCCAAAGAGGTTGGGACCTCCTGTACCGCTGATAATGCTCACATCTCGGTATTTGGGAGCACCCCAGACACCGAAGGGAAGCAATTCAGGGTCTAGTCCGCCTCGCTCTAACTCGTCATCCACAACAACGCGAACATAATTGGAGGCATTGTCGTAGGTTCCATAAACTCTATTGCGACGATCAGTTTCGTTGTATACTTCGTACTTGTCGCCGATCACCCGAGCGATATAGTTAGACGATTCGGGGTTCAGGTTAACCTCATCATATCTTTCCAGAATACTTAGACGATTATCCGTGTCACTAATCTGACGAATCAGGACGCTAAAGCTGCCGTAACTTTGAAAATCGCCAGTGGGAGCCTTAATGTTCGAGATCGATATCTTAATATCGTTCTGAATAGACGCACCGGGGCTTAACGCTTCTAGGCGGAAAAGGCGGGTCATGTCTTGGGCTACATACTGCGATGGTGTGGCTGACAAATCTTGAGCTATATACCATCCTGTCGTAGAACGCTGGGCTGTGTACCGCTTGTCGTTTCCAACCTGACTCACAGCATACTGATTCCTAAGAGGGAGGACCATAGCGTGGAAGAGGGCTCCCTTAACCGAAGCATCCTCGCCGGCGTTGCCCAAAACTCCAAGTGAAGTGTCCCCCTTTTGTTCTAGGGCTGCCTCATAGCTTTCACCAAGCCAGAATTTTCCGCCAAGGGATGAACTCTGCATAGCTTCCGTCGTCAGAGTGTCATTAGTGACGGTAGGGTTAGTGTTAAAGACCTTTCTCATAAAGTCTTTTCTTTGGCTGTCCAGCGTAAAGGCTGCTTTTTGAAGGCTCGTGGGGACGACACCACCATCTTTACTAACCAACAATGTAAGGCGTCCATCCGACGTAGATTCGTAAAGCTCACAGTCCGATCCCGTCACAACTTGGTCTACGCGAGTTCCCGAGAGCATNACTCGTCCGGCAGTGTTGTAAAACACAGCCGCCAAGGATCCGGTTGTGACGAGGGGCGTGTCTTCCCAATCCCAGTCTACGCTGCCCGAAGGAAATACAAAAAGTCCCCAGGCTCCGCCGTCGGCGGGGGTAGAATCTAGGGTTCCAGCCTTCCAGCCCGCATAACCAGCCTCGGTTGCATCGCTTTTTTGAGTTCCAAGAAGGCGAATATAGGTGAGAGGAGCGGCGTTTCTAAGGTATGCTTTAGCGGCATAGGCCCCATAAGTGGGGGCGGTCAATCCCGCATTATCTCTGTACCCCTGTGCATTAATGGTGCCGGGTACAGGATCTCCAAATGTTTGCACGAAATCGTCATAAGAGGTAACGGTAACCGGCTTCATTCCGGGCCCCTTGGCAGCCATCCCTATGACTACCGGTCCTACTCCAGTCCGCGGGTCGGGGAGTTGAGAATTGTCTACTTCATTGACAAATACCCCCGGTGAAATGAATTTAAAACTTCTGTAAGAGTTATCAGCCATCTATTCGTGTCTCCTTTAGTTTAAGATAAGAACCCGTATATTACGCATTTAAATCACGAGTTAAACGAGTTAGTAGCTCAATAATAAATAGTAAGGGAATGTTTCAAAATCCCCTTGATTTAGAATTGATTCATTTAGGGTCGGTATTTGTTTTTAAGATCTTGGTGATATTGAGGTTTATCCCCCAAAATAACCCTCTCACGTTGTATTCTGACTTTGGCGGCTGATTGGCGTTGCACAAGAAAAGGAGTCTCTTGATTCTTGTCCGCTCCCACTAAATACCCCAAGACCATAATCGTGATATTAGTCTTAAATAATCTTTCTTGAGTCTCCATAGCGGATGAATTATTATCCAAACTAAATTCTGGACGCACAAAAGCGTTAAAGTAGTGTCCGCTGTCCTGGACCTGGAACACGTTCGGAGTACTAGAAAAGGTATTGAAAGGCTGAATGATCTCGTTCATTTGCTGTTGGTAGTTAGAAATTACTGAGATGGTATACTCCACCTCTACATAGGCAGGCTGTGGAATAGAGTAGGTCTCATAAACAATATTTTTATTTTCGCCAGGCTGCGTTTGATAATTCTTGTCTTTTTTGGTGGAAGAGCCTCTGATAGCGTTGGCGTTGGCAAAGTTTCTAGTCTTCTCCTGATTAACTACTCTTTTAATATCAATAGAGCCGCCCCGCCCATAGTAGTCAAAATAAGGAGGCACATATACACCGTAAATGGATTTGTTCTGGGGGTTCTGGTTGATAGAGTTCTTCACTATAGACATCAAAGGGTATTCCAGAGTCTTATTGTTAGGTCTCAAGCTTGGCTTATCCTTGATTTGATAGGCTCTCTCTCCAATAGAAAATATAACCGGCACTTTTTTAAAGCCCCCGTTAGTATCACAATAAATATTAAGGTCTTCGTTCAAAAAAGTATATAACGCCATATCAATAGTCTCATAATTTGAAGGCGAGTAGGGATAACTTGAAGCGATCTTCTCATTTAAAGGTGTATTATTCGGCATTAAACATTCCCTCCCTCACTTGTTTACAAACTGCGGTCACCTCCAGAGAAGTATTGTTGGCAAATGAACTATCTTGCCCAAAAAGATAGCGGGGCTCAAACATATCCACTATCTCAAAATACATCCCATCGTATTGCAGAAAGTCCCCTAACCGGGCTGCCAAGTTCTGATCTTCGGTAAGCCGGCGGCGGTGCATATGAACATTAATATTATAGAGGCTGTCAAACCCAAATTGTCCCTGAACTCGCTCGGAACCCAAGTATTCAATCAAAGCATAAATGCGAATGGGCGGTAGGTACTTCTTTTTTATGGCCTCCCCATACAGAGAGTGATAGTCGGTACGAGCTATATCAATCGGAAAATACAGAATCTGTTCCCCGACTATCTTTTCGATAATCTCGTCGCCGATTTGTTTTACAAAATTACGCTCTGCCTTTCCTACAAATAAAGGAGGTGGGGGAGAGCTAGGCTGAGTCCATTTGTTAGCCACTTATTTTACCCCACATAGATGCCGTGTGGTATCTTGGCTACAACCCCTTCAAGGCTTGCCTGCATTGCGGCGTCGCCTTCGGCCAGCTTTCCGTAAACCATTTCATCTAGAACTACTTTAAGTTCTTCTCTTAATGCTGACTGTTCTTCTTTGCCTTCGGATATCAAAGCGGGTCCATTGAGCGTGACATCATTTCCAGGGATGGGAATGGTCGATAACTTAGAACGAACTTGCCCTAGAGTCTCTTTGCACAGGGCCAGCGAAAACCGGCGAATCCATTGTTTCCCGATACTGTTAATATTTTTATAAGGAACATTGGGGAACGGCAATGTATTCATATTATTGACGCCGTCAGCCCCATATTTTCGGTCGGCATCTTCATCATAAGCATCTTCTGCTACTCTAAAATCTACCCAGAACCGAGAAGGAGCATATCCATTAGGAATAGGAAAAATCCGTAGCTTGTTGTTGTTAACATTAAATGAATAATGTGAAGCTCGCACATTCAAGTCATTCTCGTAGGTCATGGCTTGCAAAGTATTTTGCCATGCCGGCACCAATTCAAACGTACTATCGTCCGCATACATTCCATATGTAGATAAATTGCCCAAAGCCCCCAAGGCAATTCCTCCAAAAAATCTCCAGGCGGCTCTCGGGGTTTTGTAATATACCTTTTGAATAGTGACCGCACTGGTGCCTACTTTGTTATAAAACTGAGAATTGGGGTCCAAAGAGGAGGTGTAAAGAATCTGTTGTAAGTCATAATCCTGCTGATCTCGTGAGGCCGAAAAAGACGCCGAATAGATAGTTTGAGTGGACCCAACTCTAGCATGTAGGCTCACACCGCGACCCATATGCGTGGCGAACCCAAGCTGAAACCTGGGAAATTTCAAATTAGGCTTTATTGTGGTTCCTTTGCTATACTCCGTAAATTCTCCATCTTGATCAAATGACCCAGTGGTATTCCCCATCATATCTGATAGCACATTTTTTGCCTGGTGGGTGTTGACGAGGTAGGAATACTCCAGACACCCCTCTTCGTAGGCATTATAGACATTTCTTGTAGATATCTCTAAGTCTAAGACATTCCCGCCTAGTTTATTATAGACATACGAAACCTGATCTACAGCCCCGCTTATAAAAGCTGTAGACTCATAAATCCCGTAGGACAGCAAACCAATGACTTCGGAATGAGACCCCGTGGAAGGCAACACAATCGCACTCGTTTGGCTGGCTGGTTGTAAATTGACCGGCATTAGATACCTCCCTGTTTGGCTGTTCCCTTATTAAGTAGTTTTTCCGTTTGTAAAACTATGTGACCAATACAAAAAAAAGAACCCCGCCACAAGGACGAGGTTCTTCTCTTAGTTATTCAAACTAATTTGGATTAGTTGTTCGAACTAACCAAATCTCCTACAATAACCAATCCGTACATGTCACCACGAGTCATCTGAGATGCATACCGAGTCATGACACCCTTGCGGGGCACGAAATCCTCTGTACCAAAGATGGTGGGAGTAACTTGTAGCGGAACATAAGGGGCGTAAACATATCCACTTTCGAGGAAGCTCTTGCCCTTACGACCAACAAGAATGACATTTCTCATGAAGTACGGATCTACATGAATGTCCATCTTGCGACTAATGGAACCAACATTCTGAACGCCCCAGGAGCCACTTTCCTCGTCCACAGCCGCATTCGCACGGAATCCGCTAGTGAATTCAAGGAGGTTAGCCACCTCGGGTGAGCAAACTAGGAAGTTCGCCCCGCCACGAAGAGTCTTGCGATGGATACGGGCACTTACTTCGTTGACTGTCTCAAGAAGAGTTTCGTACCATTCGCTAACTGTACCCGTGAAGTCGGGGAAGTTGCTTCCAGTAATGGTTGCACCGGTTTCCCGGTTAACAAACTTACCAGGCAAGCGGCTCCACCAGAGCGTTCCCGCACTAGCACCGCTAACCAAGTCAGCAAGGATCTCTTGATCAATCTCAAGAGCAATCTGCTCGGACAAGATGCTTGTAAGTTCGACTTCGGCGTCGAGATTATGATAAGCATTCAAATCCTGAGCAAGCTCCGGACTCCATTTGGCCTTGAGCTTCTTGGTTCTTGCTGTGACTGCAAGACTGTCCACCTTGATATCGATCTCGGGGATGTTGGGATTATTTTCCAATCCCCAACCGCCATTAGTGGTCGAACCAGCGACTGCACCAAAGGGATTACCCGCAGCCACAAAACTATCCGCAATCGGGAAGTTCAGTGAAGCCGACGCAGCCGAAGCTGCGGCGAGAATATCGATGTTCACAGACCCGTCAGTAGAGGCCCACACCATGGTGACAGTGCTCGCATCCGATCCCGAGAAAGCCGTCAAGCGACGGATCTGGTATCCTCCGGTAGCACGCGAATTCGGGCCAACGCCCGCACCATCGTTGTTGAGTCCGCCGACACCGTCAGAGCCGGAAGCCACAATGGCGACCAGATCCACATCCGATCCCGATGGAAACCCGCGAGCGGTAAGTTCCGCAGCGGGCAACTCAGCGATATTGTAGGTACTCGTACCCGAAACCAGAGCGGGATCATCACGCAAAACAGCGTGAAAATTTCCACCCGGAAGCGAATTGGCATCACCAAATGTTCCCGAACCAAGTTGAGTCAGGGTTGGGGTTGCCAGTGAGCCGGTGGGGGACGAAAACCCGTTGTTCAAGCTATAAAAACTTGACTGTCCGAGGTTGCCCCCCAG